TTTATAAGGGTATTGCTCAGGATAATGTGACCATCAGCAGCGGTCGGGCGAAGCTCGGTTTCTTGTCTCGCGGTATTCCTGCGATCAAGACTGCCAGCTTCACTGTCGCGGATGACGAGACGCACATCGTTTGCAACGGTGCTGCTTCTATCACGGTCACGCTTCCCAGTGCCTCGACCTGGGTTGGTCGCGAAATCTTCATCAAGACCATCGCTGCTCAGACAGTTGTGTCTGCGGCGACCAATGTGAAGCCCATCGCTACCAATACCGCTGGTACGGCCATTTTGGCTGGTACTGCCGGAACCTGGGCTCTGCTGGTGTCCGACGGCACCAACTGGGTAGTTATGGCTTCCTAATAGATAGGGGCTTCGGCCCCTATCTACTTTTTCATGTAGGAGTCTTTCATGCCCACTAACCTTACCGGTAATAAGATCAAGGACACCTACAGCCAATTGCTGCATGTGGATGGCGGGCCTGCTGCATCTGAGAAGGTTGTCTACAGCGGCACTGGCGTCGCAACCGCCCTGAAGATTGGCACCGGCTCGGTGTCGGTTGAGAATATCAAGATCGACGGTAATACGATCTCATCTACTGATACGAATGGAAATATCAATCTGACGCCTAACGGAACTGGGGTAGTGCTTATCCCGACGGCTCAGTTTACCAATCTTGATGCTACCACATTCAGCACTGTCAATGCTGCGGCACATCTTGACTTGACCGGAACCACGTTTGCCGCAGACGGTACCGACACGAACATAAGTATTACCTTTACTCCGAAAGGGACCGGTCAGATCGTTGCCGCCGGTGTTGGTATCAATGGCGGTGTTCTGTCCACCATAACGACTAACCAGAACCTGACCCTATCCCCCAACGGTACTGGCGAAGTCGTCGCCACAAAGCCATTTGGCTATGGCGGCTCGGGTACGGGCGGTACGGTCACACAGGCTACAAGCCGCACTACCGGGGTTACGCTGAACAAAATCAGCGGCCAGATCACGTTGTTTGCTAGTACTGCAATAACGGGTCACGGCGCCAACGAGTTCACGCTGACAAACAGCTTCATTGACGCCACCGATGTGGTGTATATCTGTTTTGCTTCGGGTCTTACAAGTGCTTCCTACGGCGTTACTGTGACAGCGGTAGCTGCGGGTTCGTGTAAGATTTCGGTGGCTAATCTTAGCAACACAGGCTCTCCGGCTGACACACCCGTGCTTAACTTCGTTGTTATCAAAGGGGTGAACGCATAATGGCCAAGACTCCCGCATGGCAGCGCAAAGAAGGTAAGGACCCGAAGGGTGGCCTGAACGCCAAGGGTCGTGCTTCCTACAACCGCGCCAACCCCGGCAAGCCGGGCCTCAAAGCCCCGCAGCCAGAAGGTGGGCCGCGTCGTGATAGTTTCTGTGCCAGAATGAAAGGGATGAAGGCCAGGCTAACCTCAGCTAAGACGGCCAATGATCCAAACAGCCGGATCAACAAATCCCTCCGGGCTTGGAACTGTTGATATGGCCGCTTCCACCCCCAAGAACCCCGCCCTCTGGTCTCGCGTGAAGGCTGAGGCCAAGTCAAAATTCGATGTGTACCCCAGCGCATATGCCAATGCGTGGGCTGCAAAGGAGTACAAGAAGCGCGGCGGCACGTGGGGAGGCCCGGATAACCGGGTCAAGAAACGTGGCTAAGGGCGGTCTTGGTAAGTGGTTTGGTGAGAAGTGGGTTGACGTGAAGACCGGTAAGCCCTGCGGTCGCAGCGGGGCTGAGAAAGGGTCTCGCGCTTACCCGGCTTGCCGCCCAAAAGCTGCTGCTACAAAGATGTCTTCCACAGATAAAGCCACTATGGCTACTCGTAAGACCGGGCCTGCCCGGCAATCCTGGCCGGTATCCCCATCAGGTAAGCGTAAGGAGTTTAGGAAATGAGCATCCGATACCTCAAAAGTCGCAAGGACGGATGGATTTTTGAATGGGACCCGATCCTGGCCAATAACCCGTCTGTGTATGAGGTAACTGAGGAGGAGGCTTACCCAGAGCGGTTTATCCCTACTGCGGCTATCGAAGCTGTGGCCGCAAAGCGTGGCCGTAAGAAGCGTGAGCCGCTCAACCTATTTACGGATGACATTCCAGATGAGCCGGGTTATACTAACGAAGCTCTCAATGCTGAGGCTTCAAGGGGTCTGCCGACGTGACACCTGCGGAAGTTATCGTGGAGGCGCGGAAGCTCCTTCAGGATACCCAATCTCCGTACCGCTACTCTGACACGGACCTGCTTGGGTACGTGAATCAGGTGATTAAGCGCGTCGTTGTGTTCCGGCCAGACCTGTTCACCAACATTACCAGCATTCCGCTTACGGCCAACACCGTTATTCAGGACCTGCCGAGTGATGCTCACAGGTTGGTTGAGATTTACTACATCGACAACTTCAACGCTGTCAGCGAGGTTGAGCGGGAAATCCTTGAGCGGGCTTACCCCCTATGGGTTTCGGACGCATCCGGTATTCCGTTCAACTTCATCCGGCATCCGCGTAATGCCACCAAGTTTTTCCTGTATCCGCGTCCTGTTGCCAATCTGACGGCGACTGCTGAGTACGTGGTTGAGCCCAACAGCTACACAATCAACCAGACCATCCCATACCTCAAGGAAACCTACCTTGGCGCTGTGATTGACGGCGTTGTGTGGTTGGCCTCGTCCATTGATGATGAGCATGTGAATTCTAACCGGGCCAAGCTGTTCTATGATTCGTTTGTGCAGGCACTTGGTGTTGATCTGCAGCAGCGGGCTTTGATTGATAATGAAAACGCCCCGGCACCACCCATGGCAGCAGGTAGGCCACAATGACGAGCAGAGCCTTCTCTACCCTGTCAGCAAAGGTCAGCGCCAGCGTTCCAGGGTGCCCTTACCCTCTGCTGGTGCAGTACATTCGTGACGCGGCTATACGGGTTTGCGAGCGGGCCTTGGTCTGGCGCTATGAGCAGCCTGCGTTCAACCTAACCCCCGGTGTTTATCAGTATAGCTTTAACAAGCCGGACGATACGCTTGTCCACTCCGTGCTATCAGCCACGCTTAATGATAGCGCCTTAGAAGTGCTGACGCTTGATGCGGCTACCAAGCTCTATCCCAAGTGGCCGATCCTATCCACTACATCCACGGCCATAGCCGAGAACGGCACCGAACCCCGTTCCTTAGCTCAGGTGGATGTTCACCGATATGTAGTGCTTCCGGCCCCGGATGCGAGCAAGACCTACTCAGTGCGCATGATATACGCGCTGAAGCCCAGTCGGTCAGCCCTTGAGATGGATGAGGCTGTGTTTGATGAGTATGAATTACCCATCCTGCACTATGCTCTGCAGACCCTGCTTGCCCTGCCCCAAGTTCAGTGGGCGGATAAGGCTTTGGCTACCTACCATGCCAAGCAGTTCCTATTCACCCTGACCGAAGCTCGCGCCCAGTCTAACCTAGGCGTGTTCCGGGGAACGCTCGCCATGCGATTCCCGCCCTTCGCGTAGGAGGCGCCAATGGACCCGCGTGTAACCGATACCCGGATTAGGCTGGTGCGTAATGACACCGGCCCTCAGATTCAACTGACCCTGACCAATGAGGCTACGGGTGCCGCCATTGATTTGAGTGGTGCTACTGCTACCATGCACTTCAAGTCAGTGACCACCGGCACCGTGGTGTTTAGCCGAGCCCTGTCTATCCCGGCCCTGACGGCTACACAGGGCATCGCTATTGTGGTCTGGGGTGCTACCGATCTCAACCAGACTGCGGGCGACTATGATGGGGAGGTTGAAGTTGTATTCTCCACAGGTATGCGGCAGACGGTCTATGATGTCTTGAAGTTTCGGTTACGCGAACAGTTTGCATGAGGATTGACCCTACCCGGATACGGATACGGGCAGTTGTACAGGCTGCTACTGCCAAGGCCACGGTCTCCGCTGTGGCCTTTCGTGCATCTGTGCTTGTGCCATACATTCGGATTCGGACACTTCTAGGGCAGTTCTTAAAGTTCTTTCAGCTCACTGATACGGTCGGGGTGTCTGAAGGTCAGACCTACTTTGCCGAAGACTACGTTGAGCCAGGGTATGTAGGTGCCGGGTTCTTCATCAACTTCGCCAAAGTTATCACAGATACGGTTGGTGTAGCTGAGCTGTTCGGCTTTTTTCGAGACAGAGCTGTCCCAGATTCAGCTACGACGGCTGATTCTGCTGCGCTTACCTTCAGCACTTCTAAAGCCGATTCTGCTACCGCGACTGACGCCTTGACCGACCTTGTGTTTACTAAGGCCCCGGTTGATGCGGCCAGTGCTGCTGACGCCATTACGGCCTTCTCAGCCTCAAAGGTACTGACAGACACCGCCACAAGTGTTGATAGCCCGGCGTTCTCTGCGTCCAAGGCTCTGGTCGATACTTCCTCAGCGGCTGATGCCTTTGTTGCTAGTGTTCTCAAGCCGTTGTCCGACGCAGCATCAGCCGCCGATGCTCCGACCAATAACTTTACCAAGATTGTCAGTGACTTAGCCACATTGGCAGACGCTGCAGCCTTGTCTGCGTCAAAAGTTCTGTCTGATACCCCTACCTTAGCGGATGTTGTTGCAATATCAGCGGGTAAGAGTATTATAGATATCGCCACCGCTTCTGATAGCGGTAGCCTGCGTATGCAGGACTACTGTGATTTCACCTATTTTGCGGAGGACTACGTAGGCGAGTCCCGCACGTTTACCTAGGGAGTGTATCATGAATACTATTGAGCAACTCAAGGCGGCGGGTAAACTCTCCATCGTCCTTAAAGATGAGAAAGGTGCAGTCAAGGAAACACGCGAGATCAAGAATCTTGTCGTGAACACCGGCCTTGCTCATATCACCTCTCGTTTGTTAGGCACATCATCTAACGTGATGTCTCACATGGCTCTCGGCTCGGGCACAACCGCTGCTGCTGCTGGTAACACAGCACTCGAGTCGCAGCTCGGTTCGCGTGATGCGCTGACCTCATCCACGCAGAGCGGCACCAACAACGAGAGTATTGTGTATGTGGCTACCTTTTCTGCTGGTGAGGGCACTGGGGCGGTCACTGAGGCCGGTATCTTTAACGCCTCGACTTCCGGTACCATGCTTTGCCGTACGGTGTTCTCCGTGGTCAACAAGGCCGCAGGTGACACCCTTCAGGTTACATGGACGGTAACCTTCTCAGCGTAAAGAGGCACCGATGACAACCATCGTAACTCGCGCGGGTAAGGGTTCGCCACTAACGAACAATGAAGTTGATTCCAACTTCACGAACCTGAACACCGATAAGCTAGAACTCAGCGGCGGTAATCTTACCGGTGCCGTGACTGTCGTTGCTAGCACAGCGGGTGCGCTTGTTAGGATTACGCAGACCGGTGCGGGCGACGCCCTGTTGGTTGAGGATTCAGCCAACCCAGACAGCTCACCCTTCGTGGTTGACGCTACTGGTAACGTGGGTATCGGCACTACTGCGCCTGCTAATAAGTTATCGGTGGCTGCTGCATCCGGTGCGGTTAACGCCACGATCACCAATGGCACCGGTACTCAGGCTGTTGGTGTGACATCGGGTAATGCTGGGTTGCTTGGGATGACCAGCAACCACGATCTTGGTATCTACACCAACAATACCGTACGTATGACCATTCAGGCCGGTGGTAATATCGGCGTTGGTACCGCGTCTCCCGCAGTCAAGTTCGCCATCTCATCCACTGATGCGGTGCTGGTGCCTGTTGGGACTACCGGGGAGCGGCCTACGGGTGCCACTGGTTATCTGCGGTTTAATAGCACTACGACGAGTTTTGAGGGCTACAACGGCACGATCTGGGGTTCTATTGGTGGTGGTGCTACCGGTGGCGGCACTGATCAGATACTTTACCTAAACGGTCAGACGGTAACCACGAGTTATTCCATCCCTAGCGGTCAGAACGCCGGGACTTTTGGCCCGATTACGGTAAACAGTGGCGCGACCGTAACCATCCCCTCTGGTTCCACGTGGACAATAACTTAATGGATGGCCCAACATGCCTGTAAAACTTTCCTCCACAGGTGGCGGCAGCGTCACCCTGACCACGCCCAGCACGGCGAGTGATTTCACAGTCACGTTTCCGGCGAATACGGGGAATGTGGTGACTACTGGTAGTTCTGCTGTTGTGACACAGGCGATGCTTGGCACAAATGTGGCGGGTAATGGACCTGCGTTTAGTGCCTATCTATCGGCAGACCAGACGATTACTTCATCCACCTTTACTAAGGTGCAGTTAAATGCTGAACTTTTTGATACAAATAGCAATTTTGACACGGCAACAAATTATCGTTTTACGCCAACAGTAGCTGGCTATTATCAAATTAACTTTATTATGTCTGCGTTTGACAGCACCTCTCCAACACGATGCCTTTCTGTTCTTTACAAAAACGGGGGTGCTTATACATATGGAAGTGACTATTCAGCAACGGCTGGTATAGGCACTTCTGTAGGTTCAGCAGTTGTTTATATGAATGGTTCTACAGATTATCTAGAACTTTACGCATATATTACTGCAACAACTGCCGTTATTTCGACGGTTGGATCGTCTTCAGTTTATACAAATATGTCTGGCGCGCTTGTGAGGGCTGCATAATGACCCTGTATCAACGTATCATGGTAATATACCCCGATCTGTTACCGCAGGACTTCCTGATCGTCATCCGCCTTCAAAACGACAGCGATGGCCGGGGCGATTATATCGCAGCCTGGAACCACCCGACATTTGCACAGCCAACGCAGGAACAGCTTGATGCTGTTGGAGGTATCTGATGCCAATCACCATCTCAGGCTCCACAGGTATCGCGGGTGTTGACGGCTCTGCCTCCACCCCGGCTGTGCAAGGCACCGACACGAATACGGGGATATTCTTCCCCGCCGCCGATACGATTGCCTTTGGTGAAGGCGGCTCTGAGGCAATGCGCATCGACAGCAGCGGAAATGTGGGTATTGGGACGAGTTCGCCGCAATCCAGGCTTCATGTC